TTTATAATTCTAGATTACTCAATCATGCGGATGCAGTTGTAAACATTCAACCAGCATCGTATACAGTTTTTAAATTTAAATCTTCGTATCGTCAAACGTTACAAGTAGAAACGCTACCTAGACCAACTAAATATAGATATCCAGAATATAATGTCGCTAACTATGATCTATCTCATAGTATGTTATTTGATAATTCTTACAACTTTATTTATAATTCTAGCAACGCAAAGTTAACAAATTCAAACATCACTATAGTATCTTTACCAGGGTTTACTTCTATAACCGAGTCTAATTTTAATATAAATCTTTCGACTTCTTATGCTCTTTGGAGCAATACGTATGCCTCTATTTCTGTTACACAGCCTTCTGATTACTACAGTTTTGTGCCACCGCTACCAGATTCATCCAATTCAATCGCATACAAATATTCTATTGCTCTAAATATATCAGCATATCCACAAGGCTCTAACTTTACAGGAGCATTAGATATATTCTTATATAGAGATATTGGCGCATTCTATGCGGACATTCATGAATTCCGCCATGAACCTCCATTTAATTATATTTCATCCAACTTAATACCAGTATCAAATACGAGCGTAGATATATCTTTCCCATGTTATCAACTGCCTACAAGCAATCAAATATTCTATGCTATTGTACGTTCTGAAAACTCTGCTCCACCTACAATAAACTATGTAATTACTCCTTATTTTACATCGTCGAATTATACAGTTCTATCAAATAGTCTTGTTGGTTTCAACCCAAATCTAAATCCTCAGAGCCAGTTAACAAACTTTTTATATGCTCGTTCCTACGATGTTGATTATTTACATTTACCTTCTGGCTCTAACCTTTACCAAAAGAATCCAGTTTCCAATATGTTATTTGCTGATATTTCTTATAACGATGTTCCTATGGGGTATGATACGAATGGTGTATCCACAGATTTAACACATTATATTGGATATGTAAGCGACCAACCATTGTCGAATGCGATTCCAAATACGCTTCTATATGCCGACCCTATAACACAATATATTTTTAGATTACAAGCGGGTTATAATTCTACAACGCAAACATATTTCTATCCAACTACAACAAACAAACTCTATACACCTCAATCAATCTCAAACTATATTCCTAGTATACCATCAAACAGACAATACTCACAAGTTCATTATTATGCAACTTCTTATATACCAAACTCTAGTAATGAACCTCTTCTTGAATCAAAGTTTATTACTTCATATTCTGCGTCTTACAATTCAAACTTATTCTCTAACGTATTAACAGGTTACAATTTTGATTTGTCTGGCAATTTACAATTGGCGAATGGTATTTATGGACTTTCATTGATACCAACGCAAGGCACATGGGATATTCAGAAATATATGTTCAAATCTGTATTTAGTCAATCAAACTGGAGCCAGCCTAATATAAATAATTATGCCAGCGATCCGAATCTAAACATACAGTATCTTGGTATATATTATACGTGTGTTGTGAAAAACAAAGATATTTTAACTATTAATTTATCAAACGCAATTGCTACTTTAAGATTTTCTGGTTCATCGTTGTATAATAGTTCAAATACAGATTATGGATTTGGATCAGAAGGTGGAACGTACTATGAGTTTACTCGTGATACTTCTTTTAGAAGTGGTTATTATTCTTATTTATATGGATTTACTGAAAACGCTGCTACTATAACGAATGACTATAATAATGGATATACTGTATTAGCATTTGATTCAAATTATCATGTTGTTCCTTTTATTGGATTAACTGGTTCTCTAGTGCCATACCCATACTATTCTGACGCTATTGCTTCAAATACGTACTTGGATGGAACTACTTCAGCGAATGGCGCAAATCTAATAATCCCACAAATCAAGACAACGCCTGACAGTAATAGAGCGCCTCCAAACGGTTATGACCAAACGCAAGCACAATACCAACAATCTATGCCAATTGGAACTACTTACCAAGCGTATAGCTCGAATATACCAATTATTCAATCGCAGATGTACACTTATTCGAATCTGAATGTAAATACTGATAGAATAATAATGGATATTTCTGGATATATGTTAACACAAGGAAATGAATTTAGATTATATAAATATGACGCTACATCCAATCGACAATTCTACTTTGTTAATTCTTTTGCAGCAGATGAAATCTTTTCATACAATTCAAATATTACTCTAATGAATGTAGCAGCAAATGAATATGAATATGCTTTTTTAGGATTATCAAATATAGATATATCCAATAATAGTTTATTAATTAATACATATAATCCAGTATCACAAGTAATACAAACAAAACAGAATATAACATTTGGTGATACATTTCTACCAGATAATATAACGAGTTTTACATACAATAATTTTGGAGGATTTACTTTTTCTTATAAAGACGTATCGAATAGTTTAAATTTCGTATTTGCAGCAAAAGAAAAATATAGTAATATTTCTTATGATTGGTATGATTCAAATCCGAATGTAGAAAAAACACGTGTAGTATCGTCAAATCTATTATTTAGCCTTCCAGACCCAGCAAATTATTTATATTATAAGACGTATCAAAGTCCAAAAGAGAATTTAGGAGCATTTTATGTATCAATATATTTAAGTAATCAAGGATTTACTGATTTGTATTATATAGAACCAAATTTAGCAAGCAATTATACATCACTTACACAAATAAATAAAAAACTTTATGGGGAGGTTACAACATCCAATGGTACTATAATTTCAGGTACTGCTACTTTAGCAAAAATTACCGCAATACAGTTCTCACCAGGTCAAGCATTCGAACAACTTGCTTTAACACGAGTCCCAATTCAAGATATTTTCTATGGATTTAAAGATAGTACTAGAAATCAGTTCTATCAACTTACAACAAAGTCTGTTACTAGTCTTCCATACGATTATATACAATCTGTCCAAACATGTAGCTCAAATCTTCCTACAAATGTGTATGAAATGGAATCTGGATATTCTGGTGCTTTATGGTTCTCAGATTTATCAGGGCAGATTTATGGCAATCGTTTTATAAGTGTAGATGGAATTGCGAATACTTTACAATATGCTTGGCAACTATTCTATCCAACACAACGTGTCATCTACAACAATATCTCAAGACAAGTAAATCTCATGCCAGATTTATCTGGTTTACAATATCCAGAATTATACCACACGCAACTCTTTTTCTACAAAGACAAAGCAACCTACATACAAGATTTATCGCAATCTAGTATATGTCCATGGGGGAATGAATCGAATTTCTATATTAGCGATACCCAGTTTTCAGGATACAATTTCAACGCGTATTCCACATTCATACCGTTAGAAAATAAAACAACAGAATATTATTTGGCACTAAGAAATTATTCGCCGACAGAAAAATCGCAAGTGTATATGAGATTTTCTTTACCAAATCGTTATGATTATGGATATGCGAGTTTCCAAGATATATCAAATGAAATTCTACTGCTAAGCAATGTAACTAGTAATTTTAATCCAAACTACGCAAGTAATCTAAAGTCGTTCAATAGCAACTTTGTATTTGCTTCGAAAGTATTTGGTAGCAACACTGTGCCAGGGTTTTATGGAGTTACACTATCCAACGTAACAGGGTTTGGTGATTTTATGAGATATTTTACAAATACATATAACACATATCAATCAAATATCCAACTTATTAATACTATAACAACATATGTGAATTCTAGCATGTCAAATTTTATATCAACGGATTTACAATATATTATACCACAAACGGCGAGAAATCGCCAAAACTATACTGACCCATTACTATTTTCTATATTGTGGAAAACATCATTGCCTCCTCAGTTTGTGAATCTAGATGATAATTGGGGATTGGGTTGGAATTTAGGGTATACAAAACAAGATACACCTTATGATGTCATTCAAACAGCTACTTCATTTTATAAAATTTTAGATGATTATATTGTATTACGTCTAAATCAAGAGTTTGATGTAAATCGTGTTGATACAACTGCGAAAGAGAATATATCTGCCACTCTTGAATCTACTGGTCAAACAAAGGCATATTATGGTAAACTCTTATTAGCACCTTTTGGATCATATGCGCAAACAATGATTATGAATCCTATCAGTTTTAATCCACCATTAGGAAGACTTGATAAACTAACATTTACTTGGTATGATGTTGCTGGAAATATTATTGATAATTCAGATTGTGAATGGAATGCTGTAGTTCAAATTGTAGAAAATATGGATATAGCACGAGCCGATTTTAGCCAAGGTATTTTAAACCCTAGATAATTAGATGGAGTTATATCCAACAGAAGGCACATATCCTTTACAAAATGAGGGACCAAAAGATTTCTTCCCACCCGTGTGCAATCAGTTCCATTTTGATCCTACATTAATGATTAAACATACATTACCAGAACAAAATTACAGTATCCCTTTACCATTAGGTCCTAGACCATGGACAAAGATATGTTTAGAATATGTAAATTCCACAACAAACGAGCCCGCACCAAATACTGATCCTAATATCGCATTTCCGGCTGGAGGGTTCTTTCAAGATCCTAACAGATATCTAGCATCTGTTGATTCTGAATCTCAACTTCGTAGATTAAATCAACCATTAAGAAAATGTGATGCTGGCCAGTATGAACCAAATAATAAAGGCGATATGTTTAATAATCGTATATTAGTGTCTAGCAACCCTACACGCACATCTCAAATTCCTGATATTGCGATGCCTAAAGCAGTTATTACAGCAGGCCCTTATAAATGTAGAGAAGACGCTGATAGTGTTAATACGGCAGTATCAAATAAAACATTCTTTAATGCTACAAAACAAGAAAGATATTATATTAAAACAAACGATCCTAGAAATCTAAAAACGTATCCAAATATAATGGATAAATAGAATGTCTGATAAACCCGCTGTATTTTTCTATTGTGATGATTCTGAACTGTTAGCTACAAAACCAGTAAATGTCACTGCTGTTGATGTTAATAATGTAGTTGAGAAGAATAATATGCTAAATGAAATCGGTAAGAATTTAGATTTTGTCCCTTGTATCTTTGTTCGTGAAACTAGAACTTGGTTTGATGATATGAACAATAAAGAATATGTTTTACCAGAACAATGGGTTCCTAAAAACTTATCTGGTATTAACGACTGGGCTGCGGTTGGGTTCGTTCCAACACAACGTGTTGTAGAACTAGTTGTAGAACCAGTCGTTGAACCAGTTGTAGAACCTGTTGTAGAACCAGTTGTAGAACCAGTTGTAGAACCAGTCGTTGAACCAGTTGTAGAACCAGTCGTTGAACCAGTCGTTGAACCAGTCGTTGAACCTGTCGTTGAACCTGTTGTAGAATAAATTAATTCGTTTTAGACAAAGCAATTTTAAGTATATGTTGAGATATTTCTTTGATATTATGTGGTAACTTTAAACTAAATACTTTTCCATCAAGTGGAATAAAAATACCTATAGTTTCAATATGCTCTTCAAAAAAACTAGATGCGATAGCAAGTCTTAGCAACTCTGCGCTATCAAAACGTAAACTTCCAATATTAATTAAAGATTTCTCTGTTTGTAAATCAATAGATTCTTGAATATCATCTTCATTCTCAATACATAATGAAGTTGCTAATAGATTTTCTTGAGAAATGTATATGTTTGTATAACGTTCTACGCATTCTAGGAAGTGAATAAAATCTTCTTCTTTTAGATTTTCTTTTAATCTTGGAGCTCTATACATTGCAACATTTCTCCCTTCTGCTACCATACTTAATGCGCCTATTCTCCAAATATCTACTAAACAGTCTTTCCAGTCTACATTTAAATCAACAACTTTTCTCCACGATTCCAACACATCTCCTCTCCATTGAATTGGAACAACAAAGCGCGATGGTCCAATAGAAAACTCTTTAATATGATAGTTAAAGAAGCGCAAAGGTCTTAGCTGCCCTCTTATCTTTCCTACAATATTTGTGGCATACACAATGTCTTTTGGACTCCATAGTATATTATTATATGTAGCAAAGTTTTCAATCATCTTATAGTCAATGTTTGGTATATCTTGCCCTTTTGGAATCCCTCCAAAATAGTGATATATCAAAAACTCTATATTCTCTTTATTATTATTGAAGAACTCTAAATCTTCCGCATAAATACGTAAAGTAAATATTAGTTTTTCAGCATTTGGATCTCTATAAGGTATTTTACATATTTTACAAAAACTTCTTCGTAACCAAACATTTAAAAATCTTTGAAAATCTGAAAGTGTTTCATTTGAAATCCAATTGGGTCGTTTCCAAAACATATCAATTGGATACAAACTTTTCACTTCAAGCATTTGTGTATTAAACCAATCTAAATATCCTTGGTTCCTCAAACTAGTTAAATCATCTGTTGTTAAAGAACCTAATATATCAATTAATCTTTTTCTAGATTTCCCTAATTCAAATTCACTTAACATATATTTTGCTAATCCAGTATATGTTAGAATTGTGTTAGGAATTTCTCGCACAAATCTGCTAAGATTTCGCTCATCATTTGTATATGACATATATAATTCATTTCTTGCTCTAGTAACCGCTACATAGAATAAACGTCGTTCATTAATAATGTCTTCTTTTTTCTTACTGGATGGAAAAACATCATCATTTACATGAACTAAATAAACAATATCCCATTCTAAACCTTTTGAACTATGAATTGTTACTAAATCAATACTATTCTTTTGTAGATCAAGTGTTTCATCGTTACTTGTTAAATCAAATAATCTGTATGATATATTTTTTTGAATACATTCTTCTTCAAATCTATATAAATCAACATTAATACGACTCATGATTGCGATAGTCGCATTAGGATTTTCTTGTAACTGTTTTTGAATCTGTTTTATAATCCAAGATGTTTCATCCGATGATCTATAAAAGAAGTGTATTTCTGGCTTTTTATTTTTTGGTAACGCAGATACCATTGTGTGTTTCCAAGGCAATGTAGGAATATGTTTCATAACAGCATTCGCTACTTGAATAATACTATCTGATGATCTATAATTTATATGTAACTGATCATCTACTAGATTTTTTACATGTTTATCAAGATCTAGAATAAAATTTACATTACTTCCACGCCACGTGTAAATATTTTGGCAATCATCTCCAACTACCACTAATTTAGCACCAGGCCAAAGCATACGAAGAATCATATTCCATTGTGAAGAATTAATATCTTGAAACTCATCTACAAAAATATATTGGATTCTACCAACCCATTTACGGCCATCATATGATTTTAACCATTGTTCTCCCATAGATACAAGTTCATCAATAAAATAGAGAGTTTGAATTGATTTTGGGCAATACTTTTGTAGTAACATTTTTGCGAGCCCATGAAACGTTCCAGCGTATACTTGATTATCACCAATTAAATCATATAGTTTTTTCTTCATTTCATTGGCAGAGTTCTTAGAAAATGTTAATAAAACAATACGGTTAGATTCTACTTTGTAATATTCTATTAAATACGCAATACGAGCAGTAATTGTTGTTGTTTTTCCAGAACCCGCAGAAGCTATAATTCTTTGATTTGTATCTCTTGGTCTTGTAATTGCTTTTTCTTGTTCTTCATTTACATATATTGTTTTTTTTGAAAACTTAAACATTGCGTTAGAACCTATATTCTAGAATACAAAAATCATTTAGATGGAAACTTCGAAAGAACAGATTGAATCTACTGAACAAATAACTAGTTTTGAATTAAACGACATTCTTGATACTATTGTTTCATATGATGTGACAAAGCCTTGGGAGGTTATTATTTACCAATTTATTTTGTATTGCTTCCGTAACTTTATATTAAAACGAATTATAAGTTCATTTGATATATCAACGAATTTAACAGAAACATTAGGATTTGATTGGGACGATTTATATAGTTTATGTTTTAACTATTGTGATCCAAATATGAAACAGTATTTAGTTGATTTTTTTGAGCCTAGCCATTTTGAACAGATTGAAGATCCAGAATTATTAGAAATTTTCTTTAAGAATTTTACAATTTCTCTCGACGTTATTATTGAGAAAGAAAAGGAAGAAGAACAAGAAAAGTTTATTACATTTTTAGATGAAACACTATTTAATTATTTCAAGAATCTACTAAAGGAGTCAGAATTATACATATTTCCAGAAAATGTAGATGACTCTATGAAGGAAGAACTATATAGAGTATTTCGTGCCAAAGAAATTGAGTTTATATACAAAGATTTAGAATATGAATCAATTGAAAATATAACAGAATTTACAACTTCTAAGAAAAGTATCGGTCACGCTTTACGGCTGAAAAAGTCTAGATTCAATAAAACTCTTAAGTTACCTAAAACAACACAATCAAAAACTCTAAAAAATAGATAGATATAGATAAATGTTTCGTTACACTTCTGTTCAGAGTCATGGTATGATTGGTCCTAATGGTGAGAAGATCAAAGAAACACGCGTGAACGTAATGAACAACAAAGGAACGAAAACAGTGACAGTAAGAGATAATGATGGAGAACATTCCGATACGATACATTTGAAAAAGTCTGAAATTGAGAATATTAAGAAACATAGATTTATGCCAGAGTTTTTTAAAAAATCAATGAAAAATATTAAGCGTAAAAAATCAAATGCTATAACTCGCACAAGTAAAAAGGTAAGCAAATCTAAAAAATGATAGAAATAATATTAGTATTTACATTCATATTTTTAATATATGTTTTCTTTTATAAGCAATATTCACAAGAATACTCATTGAATCAAATTGAATTTATTAGGCTAGATAAACTGAATGAATTAATATATGAAAAGAATCCAATTATAGTATCACATTGTCCTCAAATTCCATGTGTTGCGCCAAGCACATTAATGAAAACGCCTCGTTTTAAAACAATTTTAGGTGATTATTTAGAAAAGAAATCAAATGTGTTACCAAATTCGGATAGTTTTGAAACGTTTTTAGCAAATGAATCTGGATTTCACGCATTTTGTAATATAATCTGGTTTAATAAGTTTCATACGCATATTCTTTCAGAGTATATAAGTTCTTTAAAGAGTAAAATATGTTTTGGTTCAAAATATATGAATAAAACATCTGCTTTATATACACTTATAATCCCTGTTGACGGTAAATATACGTGTTCATTGATAAATCCCCAATACGAAAAAAGTTTAAACAATTATAAGCAATATAATAATGTTGAAGAAATTGTAATACATAACTCGCAAATACAGTATATTGATGTTATTTTGAAGCCAGGTTCTATATTAATTCTACCAGCTCATTGGTATTATATTATGAATGAATCAGAAACATATAGTTATTATGGTATTCTCGAATATCATGAGCCAATCAGTGTGTTAAATAACTATTTGGAAAATAGATAAAATTGATTTTAATTGATATATTTAATTACTAGATAAAATGGAATCTATGGAAGTAGATGAACCAATTAATGATATATTTGATGAAATTAAAGGATTAATGAAAAATATTATTCAAGAAACAAATGAAGTTTTAAAACATTCTCATAGCGCATTCAAGAAAACAAAAGATAAGATGATTAATTTGGAACGTATTGAACTAAAACCTTCTAGCACAATAAAACAATGGCTTCAAGAAAAGAATTGTTCATCTTTTACTATTCCGGATTTCTTTGAACTATTGTTTAATAATGAGAATAATAAGTTGGATTTCAATACAAAACATATTATATTGTGTGAGAAAGATGCGTTAGTTCTTGGATTTAGATCAAACCAACCAATTAGTATTTACGAGATTTTTGAAAGACTGCCAACTTACTTCCAGTAAGTTTGTCAACTTACTTCCAGTAAGTTTGTAAACTTATTTCCATTAATTACTATAGAATGGCCGATAACCGACTTAACGAACCTCCTTATACACGCGATATTTCCAATGAAACTGTTTGTAACTATTACTATTATCTATCTGTAGCTATTTTATTAATAGGAACATTATCATTATTTGCCCATGTATATCTTCTCTTTAATGGTCCTGGCAAGTTACGTGGCGCCGTTATTTTTAATTTAATTATGACATTATTATCATTAGGTATCGCATATTATATCTATCTGTTTGCCTTTTTAATCTGCTCTCGTTCTTTATTAGATAAAAAGCAATAAACATGATATAATTATGTCATTAGGTTCCAATAGTTCAAAAAATTGTTTCTCATAAGACTAATGCTCAATAATTTTTTGAAATGATTCAAAAAATTGTTTCTCATAAGACTAATGCTCAATAATTTTTTGAAATGATTCAAAAAATTGATTACAATTGTTAGAAATTTGATTTTATTAAAGTTAAATTTCTAAGTCTAAATCATCATGACAACTCTATCCCCCATTCTATCTAGTAAAAGCCCCGTTCTTAAATCTTTTAGTCCTACTATGTCATCAAAAGTTCCACGCAAACAATCTTTAGAGGTGTTGGATCTTGATGAAGAGAAGCCTAGTCATATCCCAGAACCTCTATTAACTCAAAATGATGACCGTTTTGTCATCTTTCCAATTAATCATAGTGATTTGTGGAAGAAGTATAAGAACCATATTGCCGTGTTTTGGACTCCGGAAGAAATTGATCTGAGTAAGGATATGAGAGATTGGGAGAAACTTAATGACAATGAACGTCACTTTATTAAACATATTCTTGGATTCTTCGCAGGATCGGATGGAATTGTTATGGAGAATCTAGCGACTCGCTTTACACGTGATGTACAATGGCCTGAGGCAAAGTTCTTCTACGCATGCCAGAACTTGATGGAAGCAATTCACTCAGAAACATATTCTCTTCTTATTGACACATATATCACGAATAAACAAGAAAAACATGATATTCTTCGTGCTATTGAAACAATCCCTTGTGTTCAGAAGAAAGCTGAATGGGCGATGAACTGGATTGAAAATAAGAAAGCTGATTTTGGAACTCGTCTAATTGGATTCGCGGCGGTAGAAGGTATCTTCTTTAGTGGAGCGTTTTGTGCAATCTTCTGGCTGAAGCAACGTGGGCTCATGCCAGGACTGACTCTGTCTAACGAGTTTATTGCTCGTGACGAAGGTCTTCATACTGAGTTTGCGTGCTTGCTGTATTCAAAGATTGTGAACCGTCTTTCCAAGAATAAGGTATATCGCATCATTCGTGAGGCAGTAAAGATTGAGAAAGAGTTTATTATGGAAAGTATTCCTTGTGAAATGATTGGTATGAATGCCAAACTGATGAGTCAGTATATTGAGTTTGTAGCAGATCGTCTTCTACTACAACTTGGCTATCCTAAGGCATATAATGCTACGAATCCATTTGATTTTATGGAACGTATCAGTCTAGAAAACAAAGATAACTTCTTTGAGAAGCGATCATCCACATATGCCATGGCAGGTATTGGTAAGAAACAAGAAGAAATGAGTTTTAGTATGGATGCCTCTTTCTGAAATATTCATATTTTAAAATCTATTAGTAGATGAATAAAACAAGAAAAAACAAATGTAAAATATTTTTAATGACAGTTTCTACAAAAGAACATCCGAATCTTAAGCGATGGAGAAAATCTGCTATAACACATGGTTTCAAACCTAAAATTTTTGGATTAAAAGAAAATAAGAAATATCACGATCCTTTGTTTGGAAAAGGACATTTTGGTATGAAATTAAGATATTTATTAGATTATTGTAAGAAGTTAAAACCAAATAATATTGTTCTATTCACGGATGCGTGGGATGTAGTTATTATTGGAGATTGTAAAAAGGTGTATAAAGATTATAAATCCTTTAAAAAAGATATTGTATTTGGTGGAGAAACAGCCATAGCAAACTTTACTGATATACTCAATATGTTTAAATATGATTTAAGTAAAGCATTTCCTTATCTAAATGCTGGAATCATGATTGGTAAAGCGGGAACGATAAGAGAGTTATTAGAAAAATATACTGAAAAAACTATTGATGATTCTGTGGATGATCAGATTCTTTGGAGAAAAATATATTTAGAAAATAAAGATAAAATTGCGATTGATTCTCAAGCAAAGATGATTCTAAATACGTGTTTAACTTCTAAAAAAAATTATGTATATGAAAATAATATTTTTACATACAAAGGAACAAATACACAGCCATCTATTATACATGCTCAAGGCCCAGAATCTCTTGGATTTAAATCATATTTAGATTTATTCTAAATATAATTATCAAGATTCATATAATGATTATTTGTAAGCTGTAAAATGCGCTTAATCTTATTAGGATGTAAAGCTGCTGCTACAAGTTCTTCTTTCACAATTTTACAAAACTCTTTGCCTTGTGCTACACGTTGTTCATAATTGCGAATGCTATCAATAATATTACTATGAAATCGTGAATAAATCATATTATTCATAATTTTTTGATTTGATATACGATTTGTCGCATAACGTGGCTCTATATTAAAATATTTCTTGTAACGTTGGTTAATAAGAATATTAAGCTCTTTATCTTCTAGATTACATTGAACATATCTATATTTTACATTTTCTGGAAACAGTTCCATAAGATTTTTATTAATAATATTTTTATTTTTAATAATAATTTGCTGTACACTATCAGGAATATTAAACTCCAAATTCAAATTCGGAACAAACGCTTCAATATCAATGACCAATATAGTATTTGGAAACTTAAATCTATTACAATCTATATCTGTTACAAAATTGACTACAGGTGTATGAATAGTCGCTTCAAGAAAGATGTTTTCTTCAACTTCATCTGTATAAATCTCAAGTGTATAAGTATTTTCTGTAATACGCTGATTAATAAGAGTTTGTAGATCCATTTTAGTATTATACCTTTAAAATTGAAAAAAAAAGTTTCAATTTTAAAGTATTCAAAAATGGAGCAATCACATACTCTGAAATTCTACTTTATTCGTCATGGACACGCTGATCATAATGCCGCTTTTGATAAGGCGCAAGATAAGTCTGTATATCGTTCGTTTGATTATAAAGAATCGAAACTAACAGAAAAGGGTGCTCTACAGATTAAAAATATTGTGCTGCCAGTAAAAATGGATCGTATCTATAGTAGTCCTATTATTCGTTGTATTGAAACAAGCAGAATTCTAGTTGGTGAAAATACATTTCTACATCTTCACGATGGTCTTATGGAAACGCAAGGTCCTTTCCCATGTAATTGGCGTCCAGATTTTGATTCACTAAGTCGTTCTCTTAGTCGTTATATTCTAAAAGATATATCTCTAAAATATGAGCCTCATACAAGATATTATCTTCCAAATGTGTGTGAAACACGCGAAGAAATTAGTGAACGTGTAAATAAGACTGTAAGTGAAATTAAAAAAGAGTGTGTAAATCTAAATAATGTAATGATTGTTACACACAATGATGTGCTGGAAGCACTCTTTGGTCGTCCATTTATGAACGGAGAAGTGTATATGGTTGAGTATTAATTTATATTTGTAGTAAAATTGAAAATTTTTTGTTTAAACAAAAAAGTATTATTAGTTTATAGGATGAACTTGTTTAGTCTCTTAGTCACTTTATTTACCGGCTTCACTACTGTAAATGCGAATAGTGTAGGTGTAGATACATGTGAGGCTGTGCCAGGTCACGGAAATTGGGCGCAAGGATGTAATCCAAATAACTGTTTTGCCATTGGTGGGACATTTCAGCCTCCTTATGTAATTGATGCAATGGAAAATACTCGTGTTGTTAATAACTATGCTCCTAATACACAGTATAGTATTGTTCTTCGTCCCACAAATACTTCTCAAGCGGCTTGCTCTCCTACAAGTTGTTTTAAAGGCTTTGTATTCAATGTAGGAACTGGAAGAATTAACGGAAACTTCGCAGCAGTTTCTGCCGCTACGAATATTACATCAGGGACTCTCAATCTTGATCCAATAGATACAAATGTACGGCGCATGACTTCATGTAATAACGGTTTAACGCATACTTCAAATACAAATAAAAGGAATGTTCATATGATTTGGAATTCTCCACAATCTGGTTCTGGCCCAGTCACTTTTAAGAGTATTATTGTAACAAGTCGCACAACAGCGAACTACGTCGCATCTCTTATTTTAAATGAAAGACCTACGCCTTCACCGAGTTCTACACCATCTCTCGCGAACTCTATATTTGCTACATTTTATGGGACAAACGATTGTTCTGGAGATGCTTCCTTAACAAATATTGCTATTAACCAAAATCTATGTATTGGTGATGCGAGTGGCACAATCTCCAAAAAATACATTTGTTCTGGTGATAATATTGTAAGAATTCTTACATATAACGATGCTCAATGTATGATGCTATCTACTAATATTTCATATGTGTATGGAACATGTGCTCCGTATTCAAATAATAATGTATATGCGATTTTATCATGCGTATCCATGATAACACCATCAGGAAGTCCAAACGTGACTGGAACACCTACAACATCACGAACAATGCGCTCTTCTCGCACATCATCTATTACATCATCAAATACACACTCAATTAGTGCGTCTGTCACAGTTGGTGCGCAAGCTTCTATGAGTAGCTCTATATCTTATTCAAGTTCTATTACACCATCCGCGAGTGTTTCAATTAGTCATACTAGTTCTAATTCGCGATCAATCAATCCTACACCTTCTAATACAGATACACCATTTGAAACAGATACTCGCACACCATCACTAACACCCAATATTCTTCCTTCGTTATCAAATACACAATCAAATCTTCCTTCCTATTCTAGTTCTCCATCGCATTCATCCACTAGTTCTCCATCCAATACCCAATCACATACCGCTTCATACACATCAGATCCTTCTAATTCAGCAGGAAGTTCTCGTTCGCGAACACCTCTTCCAAGCACTTCAGAAATTGTATCTGAAACTTCAACATCGTCATTTAGCCCAACTCTTGGATCAAGTCCTAGCGCAACGGAAACAAATAATCCAGATTTTATTACAATCATTACAACCGCGGAGCAGTCACAAGAACAAAAGTTAAGCAGTATTGGTGCTGGCGCTGCGATCGGTATTATTGGAACAATTGTGGTAGTAGGTCTATTCTATGTGTTTCATAAGCGTAATATGAAACATGGTAGATCATCGCGAAATGTAATTATTATGAGAGAATCTGTTCCAGAACACGCATTACAGAATCCAACCTTTGCTGCTGCGAATGACATTCCAGACGCACTTCCAATTAGAAATTCTAGTTATAGAAAAAATAGTTTGGATGCGAATCGTGCGAAGTTTGAACCCATTGGTATAAACCATTAAAAACATATAGTATAGAAATGTCGTTTAAAGAAAATCTAAAAACTGTATATAATAAAAATATTCAAGAAAAGAGTGATTGGGATGATATGATTGTATGGTTTTAATTTACGAAAGTAAATAAAAATTGATAAAACCTTTTGTATTTTTATTGTATTAAAATGCAAAAGGAAGTGATTGAAGGTCTCCCGTATTGGAAAGATAAGTCAAATAATATTTATTGCTTTGAGCCAGACAAGAAGAATCTAATTGTGCTTGGAACATATAACCCAGAAAAAGATACTATTGCTCTAAAAGATAATTGGAAAGAACTATATCAGTCAAAGCTAGACGATTATCGTAAAAACTTGAAAAACCGCGAACGCAAGGAAAATAAGCTAGAAACGAAATGAACAAGAGTTACGTATCTGCGGATACTATTCTTGAGATAGTTACAGAACCTAAACCTATTTACATTCCAAATGCCGTTGCAGGATATATTTCAGATCTTATAATTAAACTAGCAAATAAGAAAGTTAGTGAAGCAAAGAAAGTTAATGACGCAAAGAATGCTAATGACACAGATACTGCTATTGTCGTTGACAAGAAGGTTGTTGATTAAACTGTCCCATTAGATACTGCATACGTTCTAAATCAGTTTTAAACTTAATATAGTTTGTATTGTTTTGATTTGTTCTTTGAACAAAAGAATCCGTCGTAGAACGGTTTACATAAATGTTATTACAAGCTGATTGGTAGCCAGGGGATACAAATACAAATGGTGTGCTTACCACTGCTTGACAATTTGTTATAATATTGGACATCTATTATTAGTTTTTATTAGTTTTCCACTACTTTATTCCAATTAGATGTCGGATAGACCTGTTGATGTAGAAACTGACCTTGACGGAAAGAGTCTTTTTCAGCATATGATACAAATGTATAGTAAGTTAGATTATTCGCGTTACTTAACACTCTTAAACTGCTAACATTCGAATTATATGATTGAATTCTATTATAATCATTCCATGCTTGTTGATAAATCAGTTTTTGAGATTGATTTAGAGTTAAGAATCCCGTTGTTGTGAATATCGGAAATGCGCAAGAATCACTCATCTTTTAGTACATTAGATGCAGACTTATATATCAGGACCCAGAATTTCTAGATTCTTAGTGGATATTGTTTCAACCCCAGAAGATATGTCACGTGGGTTAAGTGGTAGAACTTTTTTACCTCCTCGGCAAGGGATGTTATTTGTGTTTGGAAATATAGGAGTTCATTCTATGTGGATGCCGAACATGTATTTTCCTCTTGATATTGTTTGGATTGATGAAAACAAAAGAATAGTCAAGATTGAAGAAAATGTTGAACCTTGTTCTGGAAATCATAATTGTAAAAGTTATAGTTCAGTATATCCAATTAAATATGCCATTGAGTTGAACGGGTTTGATGCTTCTCGTATTGGACTAAATGTTGGACAACAGTTATCATTTTAGTGTAATGTAAAAAGATACAGTAGTTGATTTAATTCTGCTAACATTTCATCTCTAATGTTTACAAGATCTGTATCGCTATCTTTTAACTTTTTAACTAAATCATTTGTTAAATAGTGAATACAGTTTTTGATGAAACGAACAATTGTTGATTCAGATAAGTTACGAATTTGAACTGTTCCAGTTTGCGCATTAACTTTCATTCGACCGTATTTACCCATATACACTTCCACATACTTGTCGATAGATACATCCAAAGCGCCAATCACTTCATCTGTTGCCTTGTGCCTTGAATACATTTTTGTTTGCCAGTGATATAACTTGATTTGTTCTCGCATCGTGAAAAAAAATTGAGTGTCATTGGCCGACATTCTCTACTAAAGCATGTGTGATTATTGTATAGAGATTCTAGGTTCTTGTGTATACAGTCATGATAAACTTATTTGTCCGCTAAAGAAGGCATTATATTGTTTGAATTGTAACAACTATGGGCATACACAGAATGAATGTGATACTGCTAGATTTGAAACAATCTATTTGGAACATTTGGTTCCACCCAAACTTTTAAGACACTGTCAAATTAAGAGTTTGACCCCAGTTATTCGATCTTCTGTTATTGGAACATATGAGAAGAAGGAAGTTCCAGAATTACTTGAAGAACTTATACCAGAATTTTACTTGAAAAAGTATAAGATTTCAAGTAAAACTCCATTAGAATGTCTTACCAAAGTATATGCTCCAATGCCAACGAAACCAGTGATTGATATTCAAGATCATCCAAAAGTGATTCGAGAATTTCTAAAGTCGTCTAATACGATGCCAAAGAAGCAAGATAGAGGAAAAGATAAGTATAAGAATCATTTGAATAAAGTTGCTTCAAAAACGGGATACAGAGTAGAATATATTAATATTATAGAGCCCGAACAAAATGACCATATGTATTAGAGTATGATTTGTAGAGAATATAGTATTTTACCAGTTGAACCAGCATTAAACTCTGCTAAAAAAACTATTCAAGTTCAAATACCAAATGTATCTGGAACTCAAATGGATGAAAATTTTTTACAGATAAAAGCGACATCGTATAATAAAACTCTTGAATATATTGATCAACCTATAAAAGCGCCATCCCATATAAAAGAGGCATCCATTGTTTCTTTTTCATTATCTGAAGTGACTAATTTAGAGATATTTAAGAATAGTCTTCGATCTGAAAGAAGAGCTATTGAAATTAAAGATAAACCGTCATATGTTAACGACTATAGTACATACAAAGGAGTTATATTAAGTTTGATTAGTTCTCTGCCAAATAGAATTATTTTAAATACAAACGATTATTTAACAGATATTATAAATGATATAGCAACGTATAAAAATAAGATTCAAGCATTAGGAACTTCTATATATGGCTTATGTGTATCACAAAATCCTAAAGTAGAAGATTTATTTAACTATACTATTGATACAAATGTTTTAGTAGAACAGATACAAATTCTTAAAAATAATAGTGTTGATTTAATACTTGATATGGATGCTATATGTGCGCCAACAGAAAATATCACAAACACATATGCCTCTCAAATATGGTTATTAGATACTTTATGTCAAATATCAAGCATTGGTTTAACAAACGTATATGTTAATATGGATTCTTATTCAAACGTATATTCTATACTTACATATTTATTTATAACACGTAACTCTGGAGTATTAAATTCATACAATTTTACGAAAGATACAAATGTTAACATATATGTATCAGAAAATATAAAAGAATATTTTGTAACAGTTATTCATAAAGATGATTCTGATGATAACATATTAGTTCAAGTGAGCGCGCCTTATTCGTCACCAGCGAATCTAATACGCTTCATAACAAATCAAACATATCAAGGAATATGCGGAATGACATTTGGCGAACTAACATTTGATGGTTCAAAAGATGGTTATCCTATTCAAATAAAAACACGACAAAAGAATAATCGTTTTTCGGCATCAACAGTTCAAGCCAATACTGAAATTCTTTCAACAAACGGAACATTTTCATTTGTTGTTTCAAGAATGTCTGTCACTATTTTAAAAATACCAAAGTCTATGAACGGAGGTAACCTCATGAAAGGAGGTGCGTATTTTGAGAATATTAATAAATCAGATGAAAAAAATACAATTGTAACAATACAGCCAAACCCTTTACGCGATGAATATGATTCAGTTCCAACAACAATGAATCTACGAGACTTTCAAAAAAAATATCAATCAGAATTATAGAATGACTATTCAATGGATATCTAAAAATGTTAAAGGTGATGGTAGTTGTTTTTATAGAGCATTATTTCGTTCCGCTTCAAGACATTATAATGGTCCTTTAGTTAAAAATATATATAAATGTTTTGGAATTCGTGCGGATGATATGGAAGAAGAAGAGTTTGTAAAAAAAATACGAAATTCTTTGGGTAATAAGATTAAAAATAATATTTATGATATAATGACAGAATCTCAGAGAGAAAACATATTATTAAATACTCATATTGAAAGTAATAATGCCAGAATGTATCAAATTGAATCAACGATGGGGTTATATGATACATTAGTTAACTGGGCAAGAGTTGATCCTGAAATATACGATACAATTATAGATGAACAGCCACGTGAATTTAAAAATAAATTTAAGACAACAGAGAAATTTCTTAAAACATCAAAAGAAGATTTTTATGAATTTCTAGGTGATATAGTTAGTAATATGTCAGTATACGCTTCTGAATATGATATATATTTAGTAAAATGGATTTTAGAGAAATGTGGAACACCAATATTTTTAAATATGTATAGTGAAGAAACATCGCCATTAATAAGAAAAAAAAATAGTATGAAAGCGTTAAATATACAAAGAATAAATGAAAATCACTATATATCTTGGTATGAAACAGATAATTTAAATAATGTTACTAATGCAATGAGTAAAATGAAAATAAAAGGTGGTAAAAGGTTTAAAAATAAGACACGTAAATATAATAAGAAAACATGCCAAATTTAACAGGTGGCAAAAATTATAAGAAAACAAAACATAGTTCTGAAGCTCCTAAATACGTTGAAAAAACGGATGATCAGCTTTTTGGACGTGTTTTACAGGTTCTAGGAAACAGAAATACTCTTGTTTATTGTAATGATAATGAAGTTCGTTTATGCCATATCCGTGGATCAATTCGTAAAGATATGTGGATTGGCGTAGGTGATGTTGTATTAATTAGTATTCGTGACCTAAATGATAAATCTGATAAGTATCAAAAAGGTGATATTCTCCACAAGTATGATAGAGACTATTATTCAAAACTTAAAAAAGAAAAAGGATTTAATGAAAAACTATTATTAACATTAGAAACGGCAGATTCCACTCAACTAAAACGTTTCAAGGAACTAAAGTTCACAAATTCTCTTGTAAATAATGATGATGGAGATATTTTTGACCACGAAGATAATCATGAAGAATTAGACGATGAAGATATTGATGCCATTTAGTCGTAATAATTTATGTAAAATAAAAAAGAATAACTCTAGATGGATGAATTAACAACAGGAAATTATGCCTCTGTTGATTTTCCGGATGCCACAGAAACATCGTTAGCAGATTATTATCCTACAGAATCCTATTCAACAACATTAAATAATTGTGTAATTCAACATTTAAATGAAATAAGAGAAAAGAATCCACAAAATCAAAATATTAATTGGAGAAAACGAATCAGAGAATTTATTTTAACAAAGAATAATAAGTTGCTAGAATTTTTAACAACACGTCTTGAAAAACATCCAGTATTAGGTCCTGTAGAGAATTTCTTTGTAAAGTTTTCGAAACAAAGTCATTCTAATAAAAGTTTAAAAGATGTTATACTAGATGTTTCAGCGAATGTTTTAGAAACAGTTGATAATTCTTGTTTAGAAAAGGGCTTTCTCTCTTTAGATAAATATGTTGAACAAACAACTTTCTTAATGGATCAATACAAATATACATCAGAAAAGATTCTCGATAAAGAAAAACTTCTTAAAATAAAACTATCAAACTTAGATTCAATTCAATCTAAGTTAAATATGTTAACAAACTTAAGTCGCAATGAACATTATGATTCTTTAATGGAATCTATGGAAAAGTATATTGAAACAACATTTAATGAAAATAATATTAAAGATGATTATAATGCTGTTATTGAAGAATATCGTAAGTTCATAGAACTTCGTGACCTAATAAAAACAATAAGAACAGTTGATGTTAGTGAAAAGGAACCATTATGTTCTATATGTTTTGATGATACAATACAGTTTGCCTTTGTCCCTTGTGGTCATACATTCTGTAACAATTGCACTAAAAAACAAGCACTCACTTGTTCCATATGTCGTGGGATGGTTCGTGAAATTGTAAAGTTATATTTTACTTAGAATAATTTCTATTTGATACGGGCATAATAGTGATTTGGTTTCAAGTATACTTTTTTTAGTGCTTCTGCTTGCAGTTCATCAAGTTCATATACTTCAATCGCTTTATTAACAACTTTCTGCGCAACAGAATACCAAAGAATACGAAAATATTCAGATGCAATTGTTTTACGATCCATTTCTAACTAAAAAAATAGTTTTTTAAAATTAAATTTTTTAGTTATTTAGTATTCATTTGCAGTATCATACGAACCAACATTATAACAAGTATGGCATTCATAGTCGCATGCAAACCCACAGTATCCAATCTGTGGAGGATTCTCTGCTTGAATTGCAAGAATTTCATCATATTGCTTTGACATCATTTCAATAAGGTCTAGTTCCTCCTCACTAAAGATGTACTCACAAGAATACATATCGTTGATATACGAAGACATTTGAATACCTATTTCTATGGATTTTTATTTTCAATTTTATTAGTAGAAATGAACAACAACGCAACTCGCAAGAATCGCAAGAATAATATGCGTAAGAATCGCACCATGTCCGGCGGTAAGAGAAAGATGAACCCTTACATGAAGTTTGCCAACAAGCATCGCGCGGAAGTAATGCGCAGCATGCCCAAGGCGAAGATCCCTGACATTGGTCGCGCGTTAGGTAAGAAGTGGCGCTCTTTATCTGAAGCCCAAAAGAAGAGCTATGCTTAAATACTTTTACTATAAGAAATTAATAATTTCTAAATAGTAAAATTTACCATGCGGTAGGACCAGTCACTTCTTCTTCTACTTCCTCTTCTACTTCTTCTACTTTATTCTCGTACACCCAATTACTATTATAATTTTCAAGTAGTTGAATAAACTCAGCAATATGATTATTATCCATTGATCTTAGTGTAGGATAAATACGTGTAAATAGATCATAAGGATTTTCATCTTCTACATGTTGTAACGCACGAACTTCACCTTTTACTACAGAAGTCACAGTATTAATAATACGATTTGTTTCTTCTTCAAAAGAATGCTTTGAACAACTAGAATAAATAAGAAAGTAGATTCCAGTAAGAGCACCAATAAATCCACTTGCTAGACTAAGTTCTACACCATTTGAAATATAATATTCCATTTCTAACTATATATATTAACTCGTTTTTAAGTCAAATATAATAAAGGCTTAAAATTAACTCACTATAACTATTTAGTAAAATGGAAGTCCATAAACAAGTATTAGTATCAAATGATAACACGTCTGTTCGTTCTTCTAGTTCCGTAAAGACTGAAGCAGCATCTCTAAGTCCTGAAGAACAACTACGAGCCCAGCAGGAACTAACACAACTATCTAACATTATTAAGGAGTGGAAAGAAGTATCTGAACAAGTAAGAACTCTAAATGAACAAGTTCGTGAAAAGCGTAAGCGTCTAAAGGTTCAAGAAGAGATGATTCTTCGCATTATGAAGAAGCACAATATTGGAGCACTTGATCTCAAAGGTTCTGGTGGCAGAATTCTATATCGCCGTTCAACGTCTAAAGGTGGAATGAACGAGAAGTTACTATTTGGTCTTCTATCTCAACATCTAAAGTCAGAAACGGCTGCAGCGGATGCTGTTAAATTTATTACGGAACATCGTGAAGCAAAAATGAAAGAGAGTTTGATGTATGAGAAAGAGTAAACTTTAAATAGACTTTAAATAGAATGAAAAAGATTGTAAAGTTTTTAAATAAGAATCTTCTTATAATAAGTATTATTGCAATACTTCTTATTATAGTCTTTAGAATAAAATACGAAGGATTTGCTGATACTACTGAATACGACATTGTAATTATTGCTGGTCAATCCAATGCTGTAGGAAATGGTTTACAATACTTTCAACCACATTATAAAGGTATGACAAAAGAGCAAATTGACGAACCATTATACGATGATCCATATTTTCAAGAAGATAAAAAAAATATAGATAGCCCCTCTAGTTCCGATACACTAAGAAAACGAATTAAATCATTTAACAAAAGTAATCAAATTGTTGTTGCACAAGACCCGATAGAACATTTTCCAGAAACAAGTATAAAATATAATCAAAAACCACAAGGATTTGGTATATCATTTGCACGACAATATGTAAAAGAGAAGAAGAAGGATGTTATGCTCCTTGGTTGTGCGATGGGTTCAACGGCGTTTAATTATTGTGGACCGGCAAATGGTGGAGCAAACAAGGGAACGGGTAAAAACTTTGGATGGCAACAAGGTTCTAACCCTCAAACCCCATGTGATGGCGATTGCTGTAGTTTATTTAAAATGAGTAAAGTTCGTATTGATAATTTAAAAGCAATTATATCCCCCAATTCGAAAGTCGTTGCTATTTTATGGCTCCAAGGAGAACAAGATGCTCCAAGTATTGGAAATGGTTCTTCTTATAAAAATGGTGTAGCACAAATGTTAAAGGATTTATGTTCTTACGCAGTAAAACAATTCCCTAAATCCTCCAATCCACCAATCTTACTGGGAGGATTATCGATTCGTGAAAATAGTGTTGCACATATGAATCCTATAATAGAAGAAATTGTTAGAAATAATAGTGGTTCTAACTTCAAATTTGTTCCTTCCGATGATTCTTTGGGTAAAAATGTTCCAAGGTTTGCTCATAATTTACGACCAAACGGCAGAGGCGATTTTGGGGAGAGAGTTCATTTTTCAAGAATGGCGCAAATAGAATATGGATATCGTTATTATTATGTATTTAATAATAATTCTATTAGTTTTACATAATAATCTTTTCATTCTATAGATGGGATTATCTGCTTTAACAAAAGCCGCTGTTGAAGGATTTGGGGGGGCAAGCGATTCTAAGGAACGCAGAAACGCTTATGTAGAATTTCTTGCTTTTCTACTCGCATTCTTATTATCCATGATTATTCTTGGATTTGTTGGAAAGCTATTATGGAATGAAGTAGTTGTAGAACTATTTAGTATCGCAAAACCCGCTCGCTCTGTATGGCATATTCTTGGATTGATGTTATTTACTAATTTAATCATTCCTAAGTAAATACAACAACCCATGGTACAATTTTAGAATAATAAAAAGAATTTATTATTCTAAAACATATATTGTTAAATTTACTAGATCACTGTAATGTAAATGATCACCAGTTATGATCCCAATGATGCATACCATATGTTTCTTCACTAAAAGATTTTTTATCATATTTTGGTTTAGAGAATAAAGAATACACTTTATGTTGTAACCAATGAACTGGATATAAGATATGAGGTTCTAATAAAGTAACATTCTTATTCATATGAATATTCTTTCTAAAATATACGGGGCCAGTCGCAACATTAATCATTTGACTAAAATTAATCTTTTTAATTCCATCTACGCAACGTTTCAAATTAGCATTATGTTTTGTACATCCGATAAACGCATTTGTAATATGAAAATTACTAAACATATCTTCTGTACACACAACTAATTCATTTATTAAAAGAGGCTCTAAATTTTTATAGATTTCAAAATCAATATCCAAATAAATTCCTCCGTTATTATATAAGATTTCATATCTCATAATATCTGCTTTCTGAGCGTAAGACTTGCTATTCTTAATATATTCATAATTATCAAAATTTTCTTTTGTAATATCTTTATCAGTCCATAACTTATATTCAAAATCTGGATGTAGTTCTTTAATATGTTTCATAAACTTCTTTGATTTTGTAGGAATTGGATTTGGTCCAACCCATATTTGATGTATTTTATGAGGTATCTTTTTCGTCATCTTCCTAATAATATCCTTTATATTCTCTTAACTCTTCTAGCTCAGGAGGAGTGTAAGGATTTACTTCTCTAGGACCTCTGGTTCCAGCAATAGATACTTCACCTTTTAAACATCTTCCTTTTGCGATGTCATATACATCATCAATTAAAGCCTTATATGTGTTATCAACCTTCTTTACTTCGATATCAGTTAAGATAAAACTAGTGCATAATTTGCGAATAAGTTCTTTACCTCTTATTGACCACTTGTCAAAAGTCAGATCTAAATCACGAACAGGAATCGTCTTTGCTAAGCAACGCGCTGTTGTTTCCGCTACAGGTTCTAAATCGTGAGCCGTAGAATAAGGCTGATAACGTGTTGCTTCAACAATACCAGAAGGATTGACTAAGTCTTTTTTCAAGCAACACAGTTTACTTAAAATAAGAGCAAGTTCACGTAAATCATCTGCGCCTTCCCCTTCTTCAGAAGTATTCTCTCTTAAAGCAAACTGTTGATAAATGTCTGAAGCCTCTTGAGAATCACGTAGGCAGTCCGGAATACCAGCACCTTTTGCGGGTCCACCAAACCCTTCAGGTTGGCCAAACCCTTCATGTTTTCCTTGACCAAACCTTTCATGTTTTCCTTGACCAAACCTTTCAGGTTGACCAAACCCTTCTCTGCTAACACCATTTGCTGATAATTTCATAATAGATACAATAAAATACACTACAACTGCTGTTACAAGAATCGCTAAAAAAAGTGTTGTATAATTTTTGAGATTCATTTACTCTATTCTACATAGACAAATTAGTGTTCGCATATCCAAGAGCCATAGCATTCAACCTCTCTTTCACAGCAGCCTTCGATCTCATCCATACATCAATGTTGCGGACTGTCACCGACTCTTCTTGCTTCAGCATCAGCTTGTGAACAATCACTTGGTTCTTCTGCCCAATGCGAACTGCGCGACCGACTCCTTGGTCAATCGCGGCTTGCGTCCACCACGGGCTATTAAAGATAATCCTATCAAACTCTTGGAGATTCAAACCGACACCTCCCGCCTTCAACTGGATCAGCAGCACGTCTGCCTTCTTCTCAGAACCGTCAAACGGCTCACGCACCTTAATCAGCGTCTCTTCCTTCTCAGAACCATTCAGCGAGCCAGAATACGTCTCAATGTGGCGAATCTTAGTAGAAGTGCTCAAATACTCTTTTAGCAGATTCATCTCCTCGTGGAAGTGGCAGAAGACGATCCACTTGTGATTCTCATGGGTCTCAGCCTCAATAAGTTCTTTTGTCTTAATGAACTTCGTGCTCGCTTCCGTCCAGTCCGTCAGTTTAATCTTATGCATGTTCTTGCGTGCAGCGATATACACTTGCGGATGAATAGATAGTTGGCGAAGCAGCATAATAAGGCGGAGAACTTCAAGCGCGTTCTCCTTGTAAGCGAGTTGCTTCTCCACGTTGCTCTGGATGGAGATGTAGAACTCCTCCTCCTTCTTAGAGTCAAACTCCAAGCGGTGTTGCTTGATGATAGGCTTGTTGGGCGCATCTGAAATGCTAGTGCGGAGCTGCTCCATGGTGCGAGCGAGTGCGAACTCACTCATAAGATCGTGAAGCTTCAAGTTCACAAGCTTGGGGTTCAAAAGAGCAAACAGTGAGCGAACATCGTCTTCAGAGTTGACAACTGGGGTTGCGGTAAGAAACCACTTGGAATCCGCTTGGATCTTTGATGCGATTCTGAAGTTCAACTTGTCAATTGGCTTATTACCAATAATCTTCTTCGCGATCTTGTGAACACCAAGGCGCTGCGCCTCATCAAAGACGACGCGGTCAAAGTGAACTGGCTCTATATTAGAGATCTTGTTTGCGAGAGACTCATAGCCGATCATGTAGATACAAGGCATGCCAGGATACGGGTTTGACACCAGCTTCCAAGTAGTCTTGAACATGAAGAGGACGTTGATGCGGCAGCGGATAGCGGTATCTTTCCACTGGTTGATGACTGCTAGAGGGAGAACCAGCAGCGTCTTCTTGAGCCCAGACTCTTTAATCAGACCCAGCATCTGGATCGTCTTACCGAGCCCCATCTCATCGCACAGCAAGCCACCCTTGGTTTCAGAGCGCTCACGCTCTAGCATCCAGCGGACTCCATAGTCTTGATGCGGCTTGTATGAAAAGCCATCCCAGAGCATGTGAAGAGTTTGCTTGTCCATTATAGTAATTGTGCGTTGGATTTGGGTCGCGCGGCTCAATTTTTTTTCTCAAAGAGGCGGTCTCTTAGCGTTATGTTGCTTCTACCAATAAAAAAAGGGTTTGTTTTTTGGGGTTTTTATGTATTTTGTATTGGTCTTTGTATCTTTACTCGGAATCAGACCTAACCTTCTTAGGGCGACCACGCTTCTTAGAACCTTCGCTCGCAGTATCAGCCCTCTTCTGTGCCGTGTCACTCTTGTATTCAGGGTTGCTCTGGAGGAACGCAATCGCAGCCTTTACATCATCAAGACTAGGCTTCTCGTTATCATTCTTCTTCAGATAGCCGGCGACCTTCATGTGTAAACCATTCATCTTGACACCCTCTCCAAGAGCCTCCTTTACAAGAGGCGTATACACCTCCTTTAGAGCTACTGCCCAAGCAGACGCGGCACGCTTGGGCTTCTCAGCCTTGGGAGAAGAAGGCTGAGAAGCTGGCACTGGCGGATACGGGATCTCTGTGTCAGATGAATGGTTTTCACATATAGTTCCCTTCGCTGTCTTCTTAGCGGTCTTCTTAGCCTCCTTATTTGCCATCTTTGCTACCATAGCCTCCATCTTGGCTAGGCGCTCGCGAGTCTCCGTGATAAGCGTAATGAGCTCAGTCGCAGACATCTTGTTAATCGCTGTTGAATGATACTTCTGGCCTAGGCAGCCCAAGCATTCAATTTTTTTTTTAGATTGAATTTATAGGCAAAAAAGGCTCTGTGCCTTTGACCTTCTTTTTAGCTCTTTTTTCAATTTAAATAAAAAATTGAATGGGCTCTGCGGGTGCCTAAGAAGGCATCTTTTGGGCTCTTATTCAATTTAAAAAAAAAATTGAATTGCCGGCCAGCCAAAGAGCCAATCGTCGTCAAAACCATACAAACAGACTATCAAAGCCCGTCTTTGCTAGTGCCCCTACCCCATCAACCCTGAAGCTAGACTAACCATCTAGCGGACCTGCGTTGGGAGCAGCACTTAGCTACACACCAAAAATGACGATCTGCGATACTTGCGATTTCTCGGGGCTGACCATCCCTTGCTCTCGCCACCTTCTCATGGGCGGCAAGAATAAGATGGCGCAGCTTGTGAAGGAGCTCCACCAAGGCATGCTGGACGGCCAGTTCTGGGGCAACATCATTCTTGACGCTGAGACGGAGGCGTTTGAGAAGATGAGCAGTGCTGAGAAGGCTGCGCTTGCTGCCAAGAAGACGCTCGAGGAGGTTGAGCGCAACAAGAACGTCATTGACTACAAGGTCAATCTCCGCAAGAAGCTCTACACGTCTGCGGATGGCGTGGCGAAGCGCAAGTTCAACCGCATGTGCAAGAAGGAGCGCTACGACGGCGGCTGCTATCTGCACAACGAGAAGCATGGCTCTTGCTCGTTCGTCCACAAGGATGAGCGCAGCCACTACGAGGAGGTCTTTGCCAGCTTTGGCATAAAGATGGTCGACGACGCCGCCTACATCACGCTGCTGAAGAAGGCGGACGCTGCGACTGCTGACGTGAAGTGGAAGATGGAGAAGGATTGCGACGCGATGGAGATGACCCTCAAGAAAGAGGCGCGTTGTATCTTCGTGACGGGCGTGGATGCCACGAGCAACCTGACGTTCGCGAAGATGAACCCAGAGTATTCGGACACACGGAGCTCTCACAGTAATGGCAGCCAGCCCAACTCCGCTCGCGGCAACGGGTTCCGCAATAAGCCCTTGCAGCAGAACCCCCGCTTCTTGAATCAGAAGACTGACAACAGCGCATGGTAGATGCGATGACACCAGCGCATGGTAAAAGACAAAGATAAAGACACAATAATTAAAACTCAAAAAACAAAGAAAAAACTTTTTTCATGTTCTTTGCGAGCAAGAGGCTAAGAGGCAGACATAAAAAATTGAAGCGTCTATTCCCAGTAGTCAAGTATAAAACTATAAGATGTCTACGCCTCCTCGTGTTAACCGCACTTCTATCTGCCCCCCCGCACCCGCACGCCGTGCTACTATCCCCGCCAATCTTCCTCTCTCTCTTCCTCTTTCTCTTCCTCTCTCTGTTCCTCTCTCTCTTCCTCCCACTACTCCTATTGTATGCATGAAGATTGAGATGCGTCAGTATGGTGATGAAAAGGTGGATCTTGATTCTGATGCTGATGCAGAACAGTGGATGAGCTCTACACTCCGCTTCGCATCCCCTGATGCAATGACGAACTACTTCAAGTATCTCTTTGAGCGTGGGGGCGGAAATGGATACGAGAATGCCATCATGCTTCATATTGAGGAGCACTCTAGTGTAGATGAGTTTCTAGAGAAGATTACATCTATGTCTCCTTATGTTCACTGGGATTTGAACAAGAATCTTAACCTATTTATCTATAATGATGTGATTATCAACTAAACAGATAAATAAAAATACAAGAATAAAAATACAAGAATAAAAAAAAAAATTGAATCAATCAACCGTATATTTTTTAGTATTTAATCTAAGATGACAATCTATAACAAGACTACTATTGCGATTGTAGGCGATGAGCAAGTCGGGAAGACCAAGTTCTGCGACATGATGAAGATGGATTTGAAGTGCGTGATGAATTCTAAGAACAAGTTCGACCATTTTGAGAATATCGAGTTTGTAGAGAAACCGTATGTGCCGACGATTATGCGCAACATCAACATCATGGGACCGTATAAGAAGAATAATACAAATATTAGGACGACTGTTATGTTCCACGAGATTTCTGGTGCAAAGCGTTTCGAGCAGTTCCGCGCTGGATATTATAAGAATGTGGATGCGTTCATCGTGATTCACAAGGGAAATCCTCAACCGTGGATCGATGAGATTCGCAAGACTAAGTCCCAAGCAGAGATCATGTCAGTCAACATGAATGAGATGACGACGCAGCATGATGCATACATCTGGATGAATGAGCATTTCGGAAAATGCGTGGATTATCCTAATCGCCCAGAGTTCTTTGTGTAAAAACAACAAAAATATAAAAGAGATGATGAAAGGTGAAAATCCTTTTTTATTGAAGCATTAAAAAAATTGATTCAAGATATCTTTATATCTCTCATTAAATTTTTTTAATGCAGAGCATTAAAAAAAATTGAATCCAAAAACCCCATATTTTTTGTATCAAAAACAAAGATGACACGCTGTAGCCAGATCACCGCGAAAGGCCTCCGTTGCAAGTCGCATGGCGCAGAGCATAATGGAAAGATTATTTGCGCCACACATCTCAAGCATATGATGCCAGAGCTTATCCCTGTAGTTGTCACTTTCACTGCTCCTATTTGCACTCACAAGAACAACTGTTCTACATCTACTGAGAACTGCTGTGAGTGTAGCGATATGCGACCGATTGAAGAGCATAGCTATAAGTCATATAACAAGAAGTTCTCTCATGAGTTTAGTATTGTCTCTCGCCACCACTACTATTGCGTTGGCTGTAAAAACCGTCTGAATCAACAGCAGTTTGATGCTACTATTGCTGAAATGAAGGATATTGTTGGTATAAATGACGTCGCAAACTGTTACCTCTCCAGTCTTAAGAAGACCCACAAGATTCTTGTCAAGCAGTTTAACGATGTAATTGCTGATTCTAAGAGTAGTGAGACAAACTGGAGGTTCCTCGTAGATGACACTCTTGACCACATTCTCAGTGAGCGTCTTGCTGGAATGCCAGAGGATGAATCAACATGGACGGGTAAGGACGCACGGCTGAATACTCTGATGAATAAACTGACAGCAATTCACAAGGCTATGCTGAAGCCAACACAACCGCTAAATCTTGTAAATCCTGACCGCCCTGAAACTCTTGAGGCCGCATATGAGCGTATTGATGAGCTTCAGAAGAAGATTGCTGAGATGACCACACAACTTACTGCGTCTAAGGAAAAGGCGAAAGGCGCTGCATTAATGTCTCTCTGGAACTCTGGTTGTGAGGATATGTGCTATCATCTTGGCTTCTGCTCAGATGTTATGGGTGACTGTTGGGAACCAGTGTATGAAAAAAATGGTCTCAAGGGTCTGAAGGCAAATCTTCGTGCTGAGTCTAAACACCATCATAATGGTAAGGACTGTAAGGATTGTAAGAATTTCATTGATTCGCTACACGACTAAAAACAAATAAAATTGATTAAAAATATAACTACATTTTTAACTAGAGAAATGACAGATCCTTACTATACTATTAAGGTAGAAGGATGGAAACATATGATTGATTGGATTTCAAGCACACATATATCTTTTAAAGACTTTTGTAAGAATCATAAGATGGATTATATATTATTTTCAGGATATCTTCCTTATATGGAAAAGATGGAAACGAATGGAGAGCGTCTTCGATTTGTTAACAAACAAATTAATAAGTGTGAAACACAGTTAAATGAGTATATGAAAAGCAAGACTCCACCGTGTTGCTTAGCGAAATAAAATTGAAAATCCAAAAACATTTTTAATTGTATCAAAAATGCTGAACAAGATCGGTCCTCACATTTCTGTGAAGCCTAAGTTGACAGATACAATCAAGTCGGTGCCATCTGGTTGCGACTGTTTCCAATGCTTTCTTGGAGCCCCATTGAACTACAATGTAAAGAAGCTAACGGAGTCAGAAGTGGCTGAATCGCAAAAGATTCTTGATGAGCGCAATATGACAATGTATGTCCACGCGCCTTATGTGATTAATTTGGCAAATCCAGAGAAGGCGGAAGCAGGGCGAACATGTCTCCAGAAGTTGCTAGATACGAATGCTCGTATTTCGAATACGCATACTGGAACTGTTCTTCATATTGGGGCAAATGGAACTATTGAGAATGTAGCAGATCAACTCAACTCGATGACTATTAGTTCTCCTCTTTACTTGGAGAACTGTGCTGGTGAAGGTTCTAAGTTGGGAAAGAATATGCGGGAGTTGCATCAACTCCTTGAGGCTACTGATTCGCATCGTGTTGGCATCTGTGTTGATACGTGTCATGCGCATTCTTCAGGGATGACTGACATGCGGTCCTCAAGTTCAGTTGTCAAACTATTTGATGATCTTCCTGAAGATCGTCCAGTGATGTTTCATCTCAACGATTCAAAGGTTGCTTATCACGCAAAGGTGGACCGCCACATGCCAATTGGTGCTGGCACTATCTGGTCTGAAAAGAAAGATTCACTCAACACGTTTGCTTCTTATGCTCAGAAGTGTGGTCGTGATATTGTTCTTGAAACTCCATCACTAGACCTTAGTGAGATGAATTGGTTGCGCGAGGTTGACTAAATTTACTATAATCAGAAGCATTTTTTATTAGCATAAAAAATTGTTCTTTATATAATCAGAAGCATTTTTTTATTAACATAAAAAAATTGTTCTTTATATAATCAGAAGCATTTTTTATTAGCATAAAAAATTGTTCTTTATATAATCAGAAGCATTTTTTTATTAACATAAAAAAATTGATTTTATTTTTCCTAAATTCATAGTATCATACAAAATGGGTCATACTAACAGAAATCAGAGTTCTAATAACTATCGTGTGGAGGCAAATAAGAGAACAGTGGATTCGGTGATGAATGGTGAAGTGACACTTGCTATTTATGCCAAGGTGTTGAATCGTCTTGGTGAAGGTCGTATGCGTATCTATTATGAACACAATAAGCGTGGCCAAGAAGGAATTGCTAAGATTCGTGGGCTTCTGCGAAAGAAGGGTCAAGTTCCAATTCAGACAAACGATGTTGTGATTATAACTCCTCGTGAGTTTGAGTCTGGTAAAGATGCTTCTAAGCATTTCGATATCATTGGTGTCTTGACCTCAAAGCAAGTATCAGATCTGAAGAAGCATAAGGCAATCCCTGACTACTTCCTAAACGATGTCGCATCAACTAATTTTGATAAGAAGGAAGTAGTTGATGCGTTTGAGTTTGATTATGAAGCACAAGATGAAGATGTTGATATTGATGCGATTTAAATCACAAAAATAAAAAAAAATTAAAAATCTAAAACGAACATTTTTTGTATACAAAATGACTTGGACAGGTACAAATGAAAAAAAGTGGGACTGGTTTAAGCACACGAAGCCTTGCTATAATATTCTCGCTTCTAAAACTTGCGATACACCGAACTGTAATTATGCCCATACACTTGATCAGTATGTAAGTGCGATTCTTAAACGTAAGTTTAAATTAGATTTTAATATTGTAAACCAGTTGAAACTAGTAGATGTTGACTCAGAGCTAAATAGTTATGATGATTCTATGGATCAACCTTCTGCTAAGAAGGCACGCTGTTGCTAATTATCTAATAAAGGTTTATAAAGTATCATAATCATATGAACTATATATCTTAAATAATTATGAAGATCAATTAAATAGCCTTCTTCTTTTCTGATAGCTTCTCCATCAAACGCACATACTTTGTTGTGTTTTTTCCATTCCGTTCATACTTCTCCTTTGCCTTATCACTCTTCTTATGACGTTGCTTGAAATCATCCATCTTTTATTGTTATACAAAAAATGTATGATTAATTGATCAATTTTTTTACTTTGTAAAAAAATGCTTCTGATGAATGAAGAAAGAACAATTTTTTTACTTTGTAAAAAAATGCTTCTGATGAATGAAGAAAGAACAATTTTTTTACTTTGTAAAAAAATGCTTCTGATGAATGAAGAAAGAACAATTTTTACTTTATAGAATGTTCTTGTAATGCTGTAGAAACTTACTTACATCTACATTTGTATATAAATTCATCATACTTGGAATACTAAACCAAGAAGCATCACAAATTTCATTGTAATCTTGAATAATAGGTTCTTCTTCATCAAGATTTCTATAAATATAGTATGATCCAGATGAAAGTTTCCTATGATCATCATAGTTCTTATTAAATGAAATACCAGTTTCTTCAAAACATTCTCTTAATGCGCAGTCACGTGTATTTTCATAAGGCTTAATATGTCCCTTAGGAAATGACCACTTATTTCTCTCACGACCTTTTACAAGAAGAATCTTATTATCCTTCGATACTGCAATGACTCCATAAATACGCTGGCTTCTTGGCTTATAATGCTTAAAAGCGGAAGGGAAAGACGATGGTAACATTTAGTTTGTTACTTTATTTCGTGGTTTTGAAAATCAATTTTTTATAAAGTAAAAACTTTAAAATTGAAATAATTTAAACTTAATAGTATTACACAAGAAATTCCTAACACAATATACCAATCTGTATTCTTACGTTCAACTGTTTCAATACGGAATAGCACATTCTTCTTTTCATTAATAAACGATTTACATTTTGCCACATAGTGAACACGACTACCGCATTCTAAACAACGATTTTGGGCATGCCAAATCTCTCGGTATAATAGTTTTGTTAGACTATTAGGCATTTCCATACGACAATACGCTCCACCACGAACATTTTCAATACCATATTCTGCCATATACATTTTTGTTATCTTATCTTCATCAAAGTCACTCACATTATTGTATTCTTCAAGAACACATACTGGTTTGAACTTCCGTGTCCACGCAGAGCCTTGGCCCACTAAATGTTCTTGATATCTTTCGCATATAGGCTTTGAAGTTTTTCCTACATAATACTTACCATTTTCAAGTTGTAGAACATATATATTGACTTTTGAAAAATCTAATTTATGTTTATTAATCCGTTCTTTAGGAATATCAATATAAATATAATCTTGCGAACTTGGTAAATCCATTGTTCGTCTGCCCTAAATAGTATATACGTTGAATCTTTATATTAGTCTAGAAAAGGTCTTCGCTAATTTACCTTTTAGTGTCATAGAGTTAAGGTTTGTGGGAATTCATTGAATTCCGAGGTTTCATCCTATTCCGGAATAAGTATTTTAAAAAAATTTTAAATAACTTATTTATTTAATGAACTATACTCCATTTATAAAAGATGATTTTCTGGTTTGGACGATGACAAGCAATGGGTATAAGTATTTAACTCTAAATCTATATGAATCATTAAAGAAGGCAAATGTGCCATGGAAACTAATGATTGTATGCGCCGATAGAGAATCGCACAACTTTTTTATGTCAATGAATATTACAGCAGTTCTTTATAAACCTAGTATTTCTATACCAGTAGGAACATCACCAAGTCAATTTGGGTCAAATACATTTATGACATTTAATAAAATAAAGTTAGATCTACTTGAAAAGCTTAGAGTTGAAGCACCAGAATCAGTAAAGTATATTACATATATGGACGGTGATATAGTTGTATTTAAAGATTTTATGCCATGTATTAAATCACAGATGAGTGAAACGAATACTACAATACTATTTCAAAACGATAACTTATATGGAGAACCAACTACAAAGATGAATGGATGCACTGGATTTTTCTGTTTTAAAAGAGATTTTGAAAAATCACCATTTAATGTGAATGATATGAATCTATGGAAAGAATTAAGAGAAGATCAAGTATGGGTGAATAAAAAGGTTCTAGAATATACTATACCATTTGATTATTTAGAACGTAATCTTTTTCCTAATGGTGTATATTTAACAGAGCAGCGATGGAAGAAGTCTGAGCCATATTTAATTCATTATAATCATCTTGTTGGAAATACCAAGATCAGTATGATGAAAAAGAACAAACATTGGTATTTAGTATACTAATTTTTCAACTACTTTAACAAGTTTTATGTTAGCTAACTATAGATGATAACTGTTAAAAAAAATAAAGACAAAACTGTTCATGGAACTTATAAAGCAAAAGAAATGAGATTAAAGCTTTTATTAGATAATAAAAAAACTACAGCAGAAAATTTAAAAAAGAAGATAGAAATATTCAGAGAAACGGATGATGCAGTACTAACACATCCATTTAAATGTAAACGTGATCATACTCTACGACTTGAAAAAGATTCTGGAAACTACACAATTAGTTTAACACACACTGTAACTATAAAAAAAGAAAATATGGATAATATTGAGAAAATGTTTTTGGAAATGATTGAACTAGTTGATGATACTACAACAACATCTCTTACATCTAGTTCTTCGACCAATCTTCTTTTAAATAGTTCAGCAAGTCTGAATAGCCTCCAATCAATATAGCATCTTTAAATATCATAGGAAATGTTTTATGATCTTTTTGTGATATATTTTTAATAAATTCAAGAAATTCATCTTTTGTATTTATTAAATAAGAATCACAATCTATTAGTGTCACAGTTTCATCACTTAATAACATTTTTGCTTTATCACAAAATGGGCAGCCGGATTTAGAGTATATAGTGTAACCTTCATTGCTAGGGTTTGTGAACTCCATATATTCATATAAAATAAATTAATCATCATCTTCTTCACCATAACCAGTCTAAACCATTTACGCAAATAATAAATAAGAATGTATGGGACACATCATAAAACAGGCAAACAGATTCGGCTTCTTCAGAATAGCACATCAACATGGCGTGATAAGAAAACTCTTGTATGGCTGAATAGTTCTGATGATATGAATGTTTCTTGGAACCGTTTTGACATTGGATGTGTTGGATCTAAACATGTTGAAAACGTGAAAGCAGACGTTGCTGTTTGTCTAGATAATGAAGATGTACAATGGATTCGTGAAAAAGGGTTTGAGAAGGTGCGTCTTATTTTTGCTTCAAAAAAGGTTCTTGATCAAGTTGGTTTAGAGTTTTTTGAAGAACATAAAATCAACAATATTCTGTGTTTAGATGAACTTCATTTACTGTATACGTTCATTGAAACTCCTTGGGATGATTCTGAAAATGACGCATGTATTCTTGTAGCACTTACACTACGTTTTGGATTCACGTATCCTGTACAGCCAACAACTCGCAACACTATGAATCTAAAAGTGTCATCTAATTTAGTAAAACCTCAAACACTATATTATATTACACAGTATTATGTTCCAGAACAATCTAAGCGACGAAATGAAATTAATACTTGTTTACATAATAATGTTGAAAATACATATATTGATCATATTATTTTATTAAATGAGAAAGACTTTAGTGCCAAACTTCCTAAGAGCTGTAAGCTCAAACAAGAAATTATTAATCATCGTCTTCATTATGATGATGTAGTTCGTTATATTAATGATAATATTCCAGAAGATTCTATTGTAGTATTTGCCAACGCCGATATTTATCTAGATGAATCTATTCGTTCTATTTGGTCAACAAATGTAGAAGATAAGTTCTTTGCTCTTCTCCGTTATGACGATGACGAAAATGGTAACTCTGAAATTTTTGGTCCTCGTGCCGATTCTCAAGATACATGGATACTTTCTTCAAACTCTGTTAAAAATCGTAATTGGAAGTATGAAGATTTCCATTTTTCATTTGGTATTTCAGGATGTGATAATGCCATTACAACAGAAATGTTACGTATGAAGTTTTTGGTGGTGAATCCAGCACTCACAATTAAAACGCATCATTTACACATATCTGAAATTAGAACGTATAATAAAGATGATATTATAGATAAGAGTGTATTTCTATATATTGAGCCTACAGGCTTACAAGACATGGAGCCAGTTGTTCAACTACCTTCTAATAAGATAGATTCCAAACTTGAACTAGGAGCATTTGATAGAGAGATTATTAGTTCTAATGCTAACAAAGTAGCCACGTATTGTAAGATGATTGAGAAACAGAAACGATATGAATATAGTTCTTCTGGGAAGAATACGTTTGCGCAACGATATGTTCCATTGTACTATTTTGAGAATATTTTTCAAACAAATTCTGGATTAGTATATGATTATGACAGAATTTATGTAGGTGCTTCAAAGATCGCCACTGAGTACTGGTCAAAATCAAATCTAAGCACACTAACGCCGAGTATTAAAGTGAAGAAGGCGTATATCGCACCACTGCCAAATAATATATCAAATTCTGTTGAAAATTATATACTATACTATTTTGGAAAGATTCTTATGATGAGAGAAAAATATGGCAATGATGGAGAATTCTGGTGTCCCAACAAAAAGGAGTTTGTTCAGATGCTAACACTATTTAATTGGCAAACAAAGAATGTTCCAGTAATTTCTCAAACGGAGAATCCTCTTGCGTTTGTTCAACGTTCATATGTATGGTTTCCAAACGACAACTTAGAAGTAAGTTCTGAAGAGATGAATGCGTTACGTAACTTTATTAAAAATGAGAATAATGTATCTTCAAAGATTCTAGTATACATGGATGAAGAGTATGTGAATAAGTTATTTATGAAAGAACTTGAATCTAAATACGAGAATGTAGAAGTATTATTCGCACAAACTTCTGTGGAGCGTAAGATTCAAATGTTACAATGTGCGAAAGTTCTTATTACATTAGGATCAGATTCCACTGAATCTATTTGGAAATATGTGTGGGCTATGAATCCTAGTAGCACTGTAATTGATATTCAAAATGAGATGGCGATGAACGGTGAGATTCATCATATAGTATCTGCTTCTTCATTAAAACATGTATTACATGTAGTTCCCAAAGGTTCATTAACACCAGTTCTAAGAACACGTATTATTGATTCTCTAAAAACAGTGTTTTTAGGGACTGGCCTCTCAAGCTTCGCTAGTGAGAATTCAATTGGAGACACGCAAACAAAATCTGATTTACCTATTATTTATGTTCCTCATAATGATACAAAGGGATTCTTTGGCCATAAAGGAGATTCGTTTCGTGAAATGATAGATTTATGGGTAGAACGTGGTTACGTGCGTAAAGAATATGGATCCAATAAGAATGTTTGGTTGAATAATGTTGGTGATACACTATTATATGATAGACCCAACTATGATTGGATTAAACAAGCAACTGGTAACGAACAGAGTTGGAAGAAGGCGTTATTTGGAAATCCTAAACCTATTGGGAATAATGCTAAGTCATGGAGTTTCTGGGCGCGTAGACCAAGACTTGTAGAAGCTATGCTTGATAAACAAGTTGAGAAGACAAAGAATGTAGTATTCTATGGAAAAATAGAGAATCAAGTTCAGAGAAGTAATAGAACAAAATATGATTGGTCTTCTGTATGTGACGCATCCGAATATTATTTAGCAAAAGAAAATGAATCTCCTAAGTATTCTGAACAAGAGTATTTGAATAAGTTAGCAGAAGCTAGATATGGATTATGTTTGGCTGGATATGGGAAGAAGTGTCATCGTGAAGTGGAGTGTATGGCGTTTGGAACAGTTCCACTCGTGGCAGAAGAAGTAGATATAAATAACTATGCGAACCCGCCAATTGAAGGATTACATTATATAAGAGTAAGTTCACCAGATGAAGTTACTAAAAAATTATCTGAAATAGATGATGATGTATGGTGGCGTATGTCTCAAGCATGTAAAAAATGGTATAAGGAAAACTGTAGTGTTGATGGGATGTGGGGTTTAACAAAACAGTTATTAGTATAATTAGTATGAATAATGTTGAAGACACATATGATAATATAGCAAAAGATTTTAATAGAACACGATATAAGGTGTGGAAAAAGGTAGCACAGTTTCTAGATACTCTAGAACAAGACACAAAAATGCTAGAAATTGGATGTGGGAATGGAAAGAATATGTTGTATAGAACTGATATACACACTACAGGGATAGACATATCACAAGAACAAGTAACAATATGTAAATCAAAAGGATTGTGTGTGGAAAAATCAAATATGACATGTATACCATATGATGATTGCGAATTTGATTCTATTATTTGTATTGCGACATATCATCATTTAGATAATGATGATGAAAGAAAACAGTCGTTGCTAGAAATGTATCGTGTATTAAAAGTTGGTGGTAAACTACTTCTTTCGGTATGGGCAATGGAACAACCAGAAAACTCTCTTTATAAGTTTCGTTCATCGGATGAAATGGTTTCTTGGAAACTTGGTAATACTACACATTTACGTTACTACCATATTTACAAAGAAAATGATCTTGAAAAAGAAATTAAATTATTCTCTCCTTTATTTAATATAGAATCTGTATTTTATGATTCTGGTAACTGGTATACTATTCTTTCGAAGGATAATAAATGAAACTTCCTTTATCGCCCCAGAACTTATACATAAATGTTCCGCCCATTTTGTTAAAATACTAAAAATTGATTTAAATAAATATCAGTATCTAAACTAGAAAAATGAGTACTAAACATTCAGTTCTTGATGGTATTGGTTCGGTAGAGCTACTCGAGGCGTTTGGTAACGATCTAACTGTAGTGAATGCGGCTCGTGTATCGTTTGCAAAAGAAGTAACAGAATTTAAAGAAGGCGATCAGAAACTAATTAACTATCTAGTAAATCACAATCATATTAGTCCTTTCTTTCATCCTCAGATTCGTTTTCGTCTAAAGATGCCTATTTTCGTGGCACGCGAATGGTTTCGTCATACGATTGGATTCGCTCGCAATGAAGTAAGTCGTCGTTATGTAGATGATGAGCCAGAGATTTTCATTCCTAGCGAACTAAGAGCACGCGATAAGAATAAGAAGCAAGGTTCGAAAGATAGTTCTGTAGAAAATAATGAGCAAATGGTTGAAAAAATCAAAGAGTTTTCCAAGCAATCACTTTTTCTATACAATGAACTACTAGAGAATCAAGTGGCACCAGAAGTGGCTCGTGGAATTCTACCACAGAACATGTATACAGAGTTTATTGAAACCGCATCTCTATATGCTTACATGCGTCTATGCGCGCTTCGTCTAGATCCTCAAGCGCAAAAAGAAATTCGTGAATATGCGACTGTAGTTTCTAAGTTAATGGAAGAGCATTTCCCAGCATCTATGAAGGCGTTTTATGCAAAGTTTGGTTCTGCATCAGAATCTGGATAGTCTACACAAATAGTTTCTTGTTTCCTATCGTATCGCCCAACATACTTATAATCTAAAGTATAAACTTTATCTTTTTTTGATTCATAATAATACTTAGTTGTTCCAATGGTAATTGGAGTAACTTTTAGTTCAACAACATCATATACATCAGATTGTTCAGATGTATTAATTACAAGTTTATCTTCTGTTATAGATTCTACACTTGTTTTCTTAATAGTCTTTTTTGGTTTAGTAGGAACAACAACAACATTTTCTACAACGCTATTTATCTTACTCTTATTATGAAGAGTAATGAAGTTTGAAGCGGCGTGTTTTGAAAGTTCTGGAAACTGTTTTATCAAATCTTCAACCATCTTATTTTTCAAACCTTTCAAACTAGAAATTACAGCAAAGATTTTTTCTTCATCATACGTTTTTGTTGGCATTTCAACTTCTTTCTTATAACCTTTTTGTAACATAGTCTTAAACCACTGTCCTCCTTCAATATGACTCCAAATAGGGATTGGATCATCTACTTTACCATGTAACACTGCTGGATGGTTTGGTCCTTTTGCTCCGTTTGCTCCATTAAGACGTCCAGACTTTGAAATAGAACATGATTCTATCTTCTTTTCTTTATCCATACAACTACCACACAAATCAGAGTTATTCAATGCATCTTTATTACAATGAATAGGTATATAATAGTATTTCGTTGATGTAGAACTATCTGGATTGAGAAAGGCAATCTTCCCTTTACCAGTTATATCAGAAGTTAATCTTCCTTTACAGTTTGGCATTTTTCATACATTCTGGATCAACACTATTTAAATCAATTTTTTATGTTTCATATATGGAATTAAAGTTCTTAAGAGTTGGAACCGCCCATTCTAAGAATATAAGAGGGTTTGAACTTCTGGCAAAAGAAGTTAATGCTACATTAGAAGTAGCAGATCATATTGAAAATATAAATGCTAATGCGTATGATTTAGTATGGATTCCTCAAGGATTTTATCATTCTTTACAACTTCCAAATGTAAAGCATATATTGTATGGACCGCATAATTTTTTATTTCCAAATGAACCTTGGATTTATAAAATAGAACCAGTTTTTGATAGGTCTATTTATACAAGTTTATCACTTTGGGTTCAGAATTTATATTCTAGTGTAGGAACTATTTGTATGCCAGTAAAACCTTTAGCATTTCCAGTTGATATTGAAAAATTTAAACCTAATAATTCAGAAAAAACATATGATTGTTTTGTATATTTTAAAAGTAGATCAAAGCAACATTTACAGTATATTGAAAATATATTAGTATCCTTAAATTATAATTATAAAGTTTTAACATACGGAAATTATAAAGAAGAAGAATATATAGATATTTTAAACAAATCTACATTTGGCATTTGGTTGGGTGCACATGAATCACAAGGATTTGCTTTAGAAGAATGTTTGTCTATGAATGTTCCACTTATTGTTTGTAATGTAAAATCATTAAATGATGAAATAAATGGTGAAGGCAACCATAGTTATATGGAATATAAAGATAAATATAATATGAATGCCACATCATGTCCATATTTTGATGAACGTTGTGGATCAATACTATATGATTTAAATGATTTACCAAATAATGTAGAAATGATGAAACATAATTATATGAGTTATCAACCGCGTAATTATATTTTAGAGAATCTATCACCTAAAGTATGTTATGAACGAATTATTAGATCTTTTAATGAACTATGAACATAAAAATCATCAATAGGACCATGATTCCATTTTAATACATCATCATTCCCTTTTATAAACATATAGTCTTTTGATTCAAGAAATATACGTAATTTATTTCTCATAGATGGACCAATATGGGGTTCATTATGTTCTACTGTGATACAATTAAAACGATATTTAGAAAAATCAAAGTTCTTAATAACTTCAAATTCATGGCCTTCAACATCAAGTGATAAATAATCAATTACGAAAGGAGCGTTTAACTCATTTAGTAATGTATCTAACTTTTTTGTTTTTTTATATATAATATTATTGCCTTTTGTAAAAGGACCCGCGGTATCTTGAATACCGCTTGCCAAATCACACATATTAAATTCTACAATTTTATCATCTTCATCCGAAATACAATCAAAACTTAGAGTACAGTTTCTTGATTTTTGTAAATCATTATAATAGTTTGGATTTGGTTCAATACACAATCCTTTCCATCTTAATATTTTTTCAAAAAAGAGAGAATTACTATATTCTTTCCCATCAGCCGCTCCTAATTCAATAAAATAACCATCTTTTTTATCTCCTAATACACTATGAACCCAAGCATCTTGACCAACTTGCGAGTTATACATCTACGTATTTTATTATTTTTACTTTAGACTATTGTATACATTTAATGTTCGCGCACTAGGGTCAGTGGCACCTTCACACCATTTAGGCATCCAGAAATAAGGGATTATATTTGAATGATCTTTATAGTGTTTTTCAAAGATAGTTCTATAATAATACTGTTCTGGTGTTTTTGGTGGTAAATACGTATACTGTTTTGACAAGGCCTCCCAGTCACTTGGAACTAGTTCTAGAACCTTTTCTTGAATAATCTCATACCAAGATTTTTCTAAACTACTAACGCCATCGCTGAATGCTTCTTTCTTACGCCATAATACTTCTGATGGGAGAGTTTCATCATTATCATATGCTTTACGAAGAATAAATTTCTCACATTGTTCATTTTTAATAGGTCTTCTTAGATGTGTTACAATAGAAAGTGCTACTTGTGTGAACTGTCTATCTAAGAAAGGAGTTCTTGGTTCTAAACCATGTGATGAAATAGATCTATCACTGCGTAATACATCAAAATAGTGGATATCTTTTAGTAAACGTCTTGTTTCATTTTCAAATTCAAAGTTATTAGGAGCATTATAGAAATACATATAAGATCCAAATAGTTCATCAGATCCATCGCCATTAAATACAACTTTACAGCTTGTATTTTCTTTAATATATTTACTGACTAACCAGTTTCCAACAGATGCTCTTACACTTGTTGTATCATAACTTTCAATATCATGAATAACTTGAGGGATCGCATTAAAAAAATCATCTGGTGTTAGAATAATTTCAGTGTGATCTGATTTAATGAAATCTGCTACTTTTCTAGCATATTTAGCATCTGTAGATCCTTCCATACCAATACAGAATGTCTTAAGTGGAGGCAATCCTAAATTACGAAGATTCGTTGCCACTAGAGATGCTATTAAGCTGGAATCTAATCCTCCACTCAGCAAACAAGCAACTGGGCGCTCAGTAAGCATACGTTTTTCAACAGCAGAATCTAATGCTATTTTTAAGCCAATACATGCTTCACGAATAGAATCATATTGAACATTCTTTAAAAATGGCACTTGGAAGTATTCTTTAGATTCAACTAATTCTAAAGTACTAGCATTATACACACTATATGTCCCTGGCATGAAAGGTGTAATCTTTTTACATAAACCAGTTAAACCTTTTATTTCAGAACTAAAGTATTTGTTATCGCCAACATATAACGGGCGAACGCCATAAGGGTCGCGGCCAATAACAACTTGATTTTTTTGTAGATCAATAATTACAATGGCAAATACACCATCTAGTAGTCTAAAAAAATCTTGGATTGAGTCACGATTTTGTATATATAATTCTCCCAGCACTTCACAATCACTTTGTGATTTAGTTTTAATATTGTATTCTTTAGCAAGTGTTTTCCAGTTATAGATTTCACCATTGCACATAAAATAAATTGTTTTCATCTCGTAATGGCTATGAAAACCAGTAGGGTCGCATTGAAATGGTTGCATCCCATCTGGGTTTAATCCATTAATAGCTAAACGATTGAATCCCATTGTTCCAGCATGAGCTACACTTACAATACGAGTATCTTCTGGTCCACGATTTTTTATTTTATTAACATGATTTTGTATATTGGCTGTACAGAAGTTTCCTAAACAAAACCAAATACCACACATTGTATCTAATAGAAATAAAAATATAAGTTTAAACCAGATGGACTTTTCTGACATTATTCGTAAGAATCAAGCGCTAACACAATGGACATATCTCAAGGAGAATACTCTTTCTAAACAACCTAGTTGTAACTTTAGCACTTGTTCACAGATATCCGGCTGTTCCCCCATTAATTATGTATCATTTGAACAGAAGTATAATATAACTTTAGGAAGACAAAATTGTGTTACTTGTGTTTCTACAGTGAATAACTGTTTTCCTACATAGATTTAAACAACTATTATATTGTATAATTAATGTCACATGAAACTAAGCCTATGATGGATAGAGCAAAAGAATCTGTAAATTTAATGAAACAAATTCTTGGTTTAGGAATTAGTGAAACAGACCCAACTTATGTAGATATTAAGAATTATCTAAATGATTGGATTAAAAGCGATGAACACAGAGTTAAGGAATATGATATTGAGTTTGTTCGTTTTGGAAGAAAAGGGACACTTACACTGCCTTGGCGCTCTGATAAGACTTGCGAGTTCTTCTTAAAAAAACCTTATGGCGCATAGACTTTTTCATAACTCTTTTAAATTTTTTCATAGCAGATTGTAAAAAGGAAAACGTTTTTCCTTTTTTCTTCCGACTTCTATTTCCACCAGTCATAACACTAATATCTTTTGATTTCACAAAATCAGATAATACTTTGTGAGAACTTCGAAACGCTTCATTTAATGTAACTTTTTGATCGCCAGATGAAATATTAGATGGTAATCCAATAATCTGCCATACTAGATGAGGAAATGGAGCAAGGATTTTCCCTCTATTCTTATTCCCAATATAGTTATCAATTGGTGTTTGAACACTATCTATCTCTTTTTCATATTGTAATACCGCATCAGCAGCTTCTTTGCCAAATACAGTAAATGTAGTACATGTAATATATTCACATCGTATTAATAATGGTTCTTTTGATTCTATTGATGCTGGAATTGGATATACACCACCTCCTTGAAAATGACTGTATGTTCCCACATGTGTTTCTAAATAAGTAAAAATGTCTGTGATTCGTTTGCTGAATGTAGGTTTATCTTGAAGGCGAAAGGCATCATCTTCAAAAACTACACATAACTGTTTGAACTCGGGATCTGTTTCCATATGTTTTCGCATAATATCAGCATACGTCTTTCCAACTTCTGCCCAGCCTCGTCCAGATGTAGATTTTTGACAAGTGAAACGGATTAGATTTAATGGTGTATCTTTGAATTCTGCTTGCATATGTTCCCAACGTTCTGGGGCTGTTTCTAAATTTATCACGTAGGCGTTCCACGTTTTCGCCATCTAATTAAAGTTTAAATATTAATTTGTAAATAGATTTAGTATGACAGAGTTTAATTCTGAAGGGGCTCTATACGAGCTTCTAGCAAGAGGTAATAAAGATGTATATTTTCAATCTGATACACTAACATCACAAAGTCCTTTTCGTAATAATTACAAGCGAGTTTCAGCATATATTCACGAGTTACGAAAAATACCTCCAACAAACAACACAGATTTTGGTAAAACAATAGAATTTAACTTTGAAGTAGCGGGAGATTTATATACACATCCGACATTATTAATAGATTTACCAAGTTGGTATCCTAATAATCAAACATATATAGATATTAATAATAAACAACAGCAGATTTATTATGATAAAAGTGTTGTATATGATAATTTAAGTAATACATATGGTTACACAAGTGGCATAGGATACTTCTTATTTGAACAAATACAAATATATCAAGACCAGATTATGGTTCAAGAATTTTCAGGTGATGCGTTATATGCCACTAGATTATCGCGAGGTTCTCTGAATAGTGCTACTTTAGAAAATGAACTAGTCGGTCTTCACGATGGTTCAGATGTTTCTGTTAGTAGAAATGGCAAACCTAATATCTTACGTTTAGAACTTCCATTATTAGGATGTCAACATAAAGATGATGGGGGGTTTCCATCATTCGCAGTTCGTTCCCAGAATTTTAGATTACGTTGTAAATTAAGAAACTTAGAAGATTTAATTGAATCAAGTGATAGTCAAGTGAAACCAAACCCTTTTTCAAAAACAATGTATGTTCAAAGTTATAGTAGTCAAGTATCAAGAACACCTATACAAACACTTGATAGATATTCTATTGGTCAACCAACTATTTATTTAGAAACAAGACATATATATGTAGACCCAGATACACAAAAAGGGTTAGTTGATTCGTATTTGGAAACACCTTTTTCAAGATTATATGAAAATATATTCTATTTTAATGAAAAAGATTATACTCCTTTAGCACGAGGGGCCTTAGCAGATACAACAAAACGTATTGACGCAGTTCATCCAGCATCACGTATCGTTTTTTTCTTACGCCAACAATCTGACTTACAGAAAAATAAGTTATGGAAAATTAGTTCAGATGTTTCAAACAATGAATATTATAACAATATATCTTTATTAATTGCTTCTAGAGATAGAGAAAGTTTATTTCCTCCACTTGTTTGGAACACTTTAACGCAACATGCAAAAGAAGATAGATATTCTGGTTCTGGTTTGGGTGTAATGTGTTGGGATTTAGGAGAACAGAAAGGACGACGTGCTCCATTTGCTCGCCAACCAGAAGGAACACTTAATTTTTCAACAGCAGATAGACCAACATTCTATATTGAACTTCAACAAATTGCTGGTTCTAATAGGAATACTGAAATGAGACTTATTGTGGATACATGGGCTTCATATGAAATCGAAGATAGAAGAGGAAACTTAAAATATGCCAATTAAAAAGAATGACTTTTCACTATATCAATGGAAGTAAAAAAATAGCAAAATGCCATTTGTTACGATTTGACGGTAATGCCAAACCAAATCCTGGCAATATTTCATGCGGTATGGTTATTTATTCCCCAGAAAAGGAAAATAAACTTTTATTTGAATACGGTTATTTTGAGAAAACATGTAAAAATAACAATGAATCAGAATGTATTGCTTTAATTAAAGGTTTAGAATATGCTTTACAGAATAATATTTTTAATTTAGCAATTGAAGGTGATTCGCAATTTGTAATTGATACATTTATTTCAAATGAGAAACCAAAAGCACCATATAAAGAATATTATAAACAAATGAAAATATATAAAGAAATCTTTGAAACGCTCGCTATAAGACATATTCCTAGAAAGGAGAATAGTTATCCTGACTATTTAGCACGAAAGGCATATGATTTAAAACAATCATTTGAAACAGTGTTTCTGTAAGAAACACTATTAGAAACACTAATGTGTTGAAAACAGTGTTTCTGTAAGAAACACTATTAGAAACACTAATGTGTTGAAAACAGTGTTTCTGTAAGAAACACTATTAGAAACACTAATGTGTTGAAAACAGTGTTTGTGTAACAAAAAATATTAGAAACACTAACGTGTTGAAAACAGTGTTTGTGTAACAAAAAATATTAGAAACACTAACGTGTTGAAAAAGCGCTTAAAAATTGATCACTAATTTATAATTAGAATTGTATAAACATGAGTCTTTATGATATTTCCAATAATGAGCCAACAGATACTGCTAATGCTGAAGAAACCATATTTACTTATATTAAAGATAATAATGATCTAACAGATTATGCTATTGATTTTAAACATAATGAAACTCATCATTA